AATAAAGTTTCTGAATTTTGAAATATTTTAGTTGTAAAATCTTCCCCACCACTTTCAAGATACTTTAAATACAAAGTATAATTTCCTCTTTCAGAATCAGTATTCTTTAATAGATAAACAACCTCAGCAGAAACTCCACTTGCTGACCCTCTAAGTTTTTTACCTAAAATTTGATCAAAGTATAAAGATATTGGAGCACCATTAAAAGAAGAATCAATCTCTACTGCATAAAGTGGATTTTCATATCTTAATTGCCCAGGAATTACTACCGATCCTTCTTTGAAAATATGTTTCCCATACTGTTCAATTTGATTTTGAAGAATTGACTGTAAGGTTGTCAATTCTCTTGCTTGTATTGGATATCCAGGTTTAAATAAAACCTTATAGTAATCTTTGTTTACATCAAAATCATCAAAATATGGAGAGACGTTAAGATTAGTTTCCTGTGGCATAATTTTTAAAATTGCAAAATAACTTTGATATCTTCTTTTTGATTTGGAGACCTAGTAATAGATGGTCTATTATCAACGTAAATAATATTTCCTGAGTATTTTTTAACCTCTGGATTTGCTACACCTTTAATGAAAGATTGTCCAAGGTTATATGTTCTATTATTTAGTGTAGTAGAGATGCCAGTAAAGTCAGAATCAATATAAAGATTCGTTCCTGATATAATCGTAGTTCCTCCCGAACCAACAGTAGAAGTAAATCTATTTAAATTTATTCCGTAAGTCGGTGAAGAATTCTGTGATCCATCAGAATTAAATCCAACAAGACTTTTATCTTGCCAATATTTCAAAATACCAGTTTTTTGATCATAAGAAATTACTCTACCAACAGCAGTTGTGCCGGTGCTTATTGTTTGAGTAAACTTAGAATTAGGTGAAAAATTGAAAGTATCATACCCAGACCCTTTAAGTTTTAATGCATATGTAGCACTTGCCTTTTCAATATCCAATAAAGATGATGAATTATAGGATTGTGGATTTTCTACAATACCAATTCTTGCAATTTTATTTCCTGTTATAAAATCTGGATTTTCTAAATCATTTTCAATTCTGGAAAAAATTAAAACATTATATGCACCAAGTTCCCTATAAATATCATATCCATGTCCACCTTTTGGTGGAATAATGACATCAAATGTTGGAGTAATATTTCCCGTAGGAACATTTCCACCAACTAAATCTACAGTTCCATATGTATATCCAGATCCTCCTGAAGATATTGTAATAGATTCAACTTCAGAATCATTATTAACTATGATTGTTGCTTTTGCGCCACTACCATCACCTTTAATTGGAACATTAGTATAAACACCTTCGGTTAATCCTTCACCTCTATTTGTAATAGTAACTATTTTTAATTGATTATTTGGCGAAGATGCGTTTGTTCGTATTGGAGAATTTTCTATACTAGAATCCCAATTTTTGGGAACCGGAATAAAATTAACAGTATCAAATTTTATAACTTCGCTTGGTTTAATAGTGTACAAATATTTCCAAACATATCCGTCTCCACTATCTCCTGCTGCCTTTGGTTCCAAATCTGTAAAATTTGGTTCATCTAATGAGGACCTTCCATTTGGATTTTCTGGATTTGTTCCATTTTGAAGACAAATATAAACTCTATAATCACTATTAATCACATAATAATTTGATGAATATAAACTGGTTGCCCCAGATGATTTAGAAATATTAGTTCTACTAATATCATGTCTATACATATCATAAATTGTCCCCTGAGACCAAGTTATTTTCCTAATAACTTGATTTACATCACTTGATTTAATTTTTTTTAAAGCAACCATCGTATCCCAATAATCATTTTCCTGCTCAAAACTATCTTTAGGTGATGGTGGATTTATGTCCCAGGATAGAGAATAATCGGTTGCATTAGTTAAACCAACAAAAGAATAATATGAATTAGATGACGAAGTTGCCATAGAGACAAAATTCTTCGCGTTTAAAATTCTTAGTTGATCAGTTATAATTGCAGACATTTTATGGTTTTTTATCTATTTATGTATTATAATTTGAATACTTCAATCGATTATATCTTTGAATAATAGGTGAAGATGATATTCCTCCAACATTAGCATAACTGTTAAATTGTTTTGGATTATTTCTAGTTGGAGTAGAAATTTTACCCCAACTATATTCTCCATAAAACCCACTAAATCCAATTCCAGTTAATCCATTATAATTAGATACTTTAACAGTCACTTTAGCAACGTTAGTAATTCCTATACCAGGAACTGCAGTTTGTCCTATAGAAACTGAGGCAACTTGATAAACATTATCAATAAAAACTGTTCCTATACCAACAATTTGATTATCTATACCTAAAGAAGTAATACCATAACCAATGTTAGAATTTTTTATAACAAAATAATATCCAGTTTGAATTCCACTGATTCCTGTAGTAGCAATGCCAACTTTTACAATGCTAGTATCTCTAAGAATTGAATTTTTTGGAATGAAGAAATCAAAAATAAGTCCTGTAGATCCTACACCCACAGAAGTCGTTCTAATGCCTGTAATTACACCAAAATCGCCTTCATAAGAAATTGAATCTATAATTTCATACTTTGATACTGGAGGTTCAATCAAGACGGTTGGTGGTTGAATTTGAGAATAACCAGATCCACCAAAAGTTACTGAAATCCCTGTAACTGAACTATTAAAAATCACTGAATTTGCTAATGCAGTATTTTGCAATGTAGTTGTTCCAAATCCTACTGGTCCAGAAATAGAAATAATTGGATTGGTTGAATATCCAACACCACTTTCGGAAAGAATAATAGATGAAATAGTTCCTGAAGTAGAAACTATAGCAGTAGCAGATGCAGAAACTAAAGAATCTTGAGATACTATTATAATTTTATTTTGAGGTTTTTCTACTGTTCCATCATGTATGTACTCTTTTTCACTATCAAAAAATGCCTTAACACTTTCTACAAAAATACTAGTTGTGTTAATACCAATATTTTGAATAATATTTGTAGATGGTTGAACATATGGTTCATAATATATTCTATCTTTAGAAATTTCTTGTCCATCTATAAACAAATCCTCAGTTTGTTTGCACCAAATTAAAGGTCTAGATAGTTCCTCATTTTCTGTTATACCGGGACCTGAGTATAAATTTGTTTCGATGACATCAGAAGAAACTATTTGATAAACTAACCTACTATTTTCAGTGAGATTAATATTATCATCAGTCAAAGTTACGGTATCACCAATTTTAACAGTTTCTAAAATGTCTACATTTTGTGTGTCTACACCTCCAGTTCCTTGGTAGAATAATATTTTACATCTATCACCTTCTTTTGGTGCTTCAGTAAATCTTATAAAACTACCCCCATTAAACGTATATGCTTTACCTGGGACTTGAAGAATATCATTTACAAAAACTAATAAAGTTGCTTGTACATCAATATTTGACCCTTCTTTAGATCTTATTGTAGTTTGGTTTCCATTAATTTTAATCGGAAATGATTTTTTATTACCATCAAATAAAAGATTTATTGAGTCAATCACTTGAAAACTTCCTAAAGTCCATGAAGCAAAACTATCTGAATAGATACTATCTACAAAAATTTGAAATTCAGAAAAACTTATTCCAGTGCTTGTTGGTATTCCAGTAGATCCACCTTTGGGTATTGTTAAAATTTCACCTCTTTCATATCCATATCCAAAATTTTTCATCTCAAAAGAAACTACACTAGATCCCTGACCAACAACAATATCAACTGTTGCTCCTGTTCCTATACCAGCAGGTGACTGTGAACTATAAATTAAAGGAATATTTGAATATGACAAAGGACTGTCAAAAATTACTGTTGGGGGATTTGATGAAGTATATCCTAGTCCGGGATTGGTAATAGCAATACTTACCACATTGCCATTACTTATTGTTGCTGTACCTATAAATTTTATATTAGTTAAATCTGAACTTGAAGTTAATACACCAACATTAACTATGGATTGTACTCCAGATCTATATCCAGAACCACTACTTCCAATACTTATAGATTGAATTGTTCCCGCAGAAGAAACTATAGCTGTTCCTCCTGCCGAAATTAAAGGTTGATATCCTAATCCTTGACTAGATCCAACAGAAAGAATAATACCACCTCTTGGAATACTTGCAGTGTTTATATCATAATTAGTAGAAGTTGCTGTTCCAGTAAAAGTTATGCTAGTAATTCCTAAACTTTCACTCAAATCATAATCATTAATTTCAGAATACGCAGTTGGACCTTGAAATACATTGTTAATCAATACAATGGCATTATTTGATGATATTCCAGAAATATTAGAACCATTTGATTTTAATGTAAATGTTTTATTAATTCCATTAAAATTGTGAGAAATATCATCAAAAATATAATTATTTGAATATGATTCATTACTTGTATTATTGATTCCAGATTTTAAAAATACTCTGCCACTAAATGATGAACCAGTTGCAATGCCAATATAATCTTGCTCATCAAATCTATTTGATAAATTTACAATAGGGACTTTTCCAAATGGTGGATCCGAGAAGCAAATTTTATTTTCTTTTATATTATAATTTCCATAAACTTTAGTAACTAAACTAGAGGATGAATGTGAAGATATTCCTGTTCCTATCCAAGGTCTAATAACAGAGACCACATTGGTACTTCCAACACCAACAGAAGTAACTTTCATAATTTCATCATCAATTTTAATCAAGTCTCCACTATAGATTAAATTAGAATCGGAGACATAAATCACATTATCAAAGAATGTTATATTTTTTGATAATCTTGTTGTAGTTGATGTTGAAACTACAGGAGATTGAATTACATTATCAATTCCAATAATTACTTTTTTATTTTGATTTTTTGATGTAAATGTATGTAATTTACCAACACCAATAGAATTTAAGTCTAAAGTGTTTGGTATTGTTTTGAGTGCATCAGATGCTGAAGCAGAAACTCTTACGTTTTTTTCATCCAATTTTACAATGTATAATTTTGTTGGAAGTTTATTAGTAACTCCAATTCCGGGAATGGTAGTTGTTGCAATGCCTATTGCTGATGTTTGAATTTCAGGGCAAGAATATACTATTTCTTCTCCAGTTACAAAGAAATTATTTGGAATATTAATAATATTGTTATTAATATCAACAATACTTGGATCGCTTCCATCAAAATGTCTTTGGAATATTGGCAATCCCTGATGAGTTAAATTAAATTCTTTTTTAATATCGTTATTAGTGCCAGTGTAATTTCCATAGTCATATTCTATAGATCCATTTGATAAAGAAATTGAATCTAATGATTCACTCAATCCCAATTTAATACTAAAGATTTTAACATCAACATCAATATTTTCGATAGGTGTAAAGTATATTTCTGTATTTTGTCCGGAGATTACTGATGTAGTTATTCCAAGAGAAGAATTTGTTTGTATGACTCCAAATTCTGTGATATAAGATTGATTTTCCTCCAAATTAGTTATAACTATTGCTTCAGAAACTTGATATTGTTGATTCGTTTTGTCTTCAACACTAATAATACAATATAAACTATTATAAGTTACATTTGAATAACTTAATAAAAGATTTGCTGTTGGGGAACCACTAGATGCAATTCCTACTGAAGTAGAAGATAAAGAACTTCCACCTAACAATTCATCGCCAACATTATATGCATTAGTATTTCCTAAAGAAATATTGCATGTATTTACGATATAATCAACTGTAGTTGATGTATTTGGAATTAAATCAATTTTAATTATCGATCCAGACAAGTAAGCATCATAAGTTCCAATTCCAGGTGAAGATTCCTGTTCAAAAGTATCAGTAGTTATTTGTCCATAATCTAGTATATGAACATCATTGTTATCAAAAAGAACAGTGAGTTCATTAGATTGAAAATATGAAGAATCTGTTGCTCCAATTTGAACTAATATTTTTGATGATCTATATGTAGAAGCAATACCGACAATAGTAGTTGGGTTATTAGTTCCTTGAGGAATTAACGTACTAGTCGAATCAATTTTTACTACATCACCTAAATTTACTGTAGTTATTCCACTCAAATTATCATTAAGAGAGAATGAAACTATTTGTAAATTATAGTCGTTAAATTTAAACTTCAACGGATAAAACAAAAGATTTCCGGAATTTCCAAAAATACTAAAGTCAAAAAATCCTAATGTAGAATTTTCTAATGTATTTGAACCATATTGATTTAAAAATCCAGAATTATTATTATGGAGTAATGATACTATACTAAATTCCTTTTCATTTAAGAACAATTTATCTTGAACCAAGATAAAATATTTTTTAAATCTAATATCATCTAATAAGAATGTTTCTACGGTACTGAAAACTGTTGATCTAGGATTACTGTTAAAATCTTTTGATATGTCATCAATTTCTAAAACTCTATTACCAATAGATTCAATATAATCTTGAATTATTTTAGAATTAAATATGATTTCATTAGATTTTAATTCATTTCCAATCAAAAAATTATTTTCCGTTACTAAATCAAAATCATAAAAACAATTTAATCCAACAACTTCTGATATATTAACAATACTAGAAAAATCACCTAGATTTTGATTAGTTGCAAATCCCACATTATTCAAATCTGATTCAATAATTAAATTTGAAAATTTCTTAAATCCTACGGTATGATTTAAAGAACTTACTGGATTATTCCATCTATCTAAGTCTATTTTAGATTTAATCGCGTATGAAAAATACTGATAATAATCACTATCATGCATTCTTTGAAAATCGTTATTTAAAAATCCCGTTTCACTATTCCACCCTTTTTTCACTATTGAAGATGAATTAATTTTATAATCAGATTCAGAGTTTAATATATCTTTCACTATACCAATAGATGAAGATGTCTCGCCTAATACAGTGTCTCCTAATATAAAATCTCCAATCGTAGAAACTTTAAGATACTGATTATCTGCATCCCATGATTGAACACTACCCATTGAAGATGAAGAGTACAGAGTTTCTCCTGTGTAAAAATTATTTCTTTTTAAAACAGGATTAAAAGTTGGAAAATATGACTCTGGAATAATTCTTCCGGATGAAAAAACTGAATTAAATGTTCCTGGAACTTCTCCATTTTCTAAGTATTCCGACAAGACGTAAGTTACTCCAGCACCCACTCCTCCTAATGCACTATTTACTTCAGTAAGAGTAAATAGTGCATAATTATAATCTGATGAATTATACCCTCTTCCATCAGTATTGACACCTACACTAACACCTTCGATTAAAACTTTACTACCAACTTCAAATGGAAAATCATCAGGATCGTTGAAACTTGAACCTAAAGATACTGTTACTTTTTTAGTTGAATTGTTAAATGAAATATTACTTATTTTAATTCCATTTGAGTTATTAGTAGGTATTATTTTTGGTATTACATTACTAATTGAATAGTTATTTTTCTTTATAGTAACAAGTGAATCTCCAAGATTGTATGAAATTTCAATATCTTCTATCACTTGATTTGTTATACTATCAATAACAATGAGTGATGGAGCAAAGCTATAATTTTTTCCTATTGATGTAATTCCAATGTAATCAAATGAAGAAAGAGATTCTAACTTCAAAATAGTTGGAAATTTAACAGTAGGTCTAACACTATAATCTGCAGGAAAATCAAATCCAATATCTTGAATTTCTATGGATGTTATTTTTCCAATTTGATCAGAATGTGGTTTTAATATAGCATTAGACCCAAATTCTGTTTCTACAGATGTAATGCTAGGTAGTGAAGAATAATTTTTACCTTTGTTTAATAATTTAACCGAACTAATCTCTCCTTTTGCGGAATCAGATTTATTAATATAATACTCAATGCTTTGATCATAAAAAGATTTTTCTGGAACTTCTAAAATATTGTAACTAAAAGATAGTGAAGAAATTCCTGTTATCGAATAAGTTCCATTATACTTACTTTCAACTAAAGATATTTTATTAAATCCCAAAACCTCAGTATCAGTTATAATATCTGTTTTTAATTGAGAATTGATATTAAGATTTATTGGTATTAAACTATAGTATAGATTGTCGGGAATATTATCATTTAATGTAATTGAAATTTTTGCTAATGTATTAATACCCACCTCTCCACTTTTTTCAACTTCAAATATTGGAGATGATTTCGTTGAGATAAATTCATCTATAAATTCTTTATCACTATAAAACCTAAGATCAAATGCAGAATATTTAATTGAGTTCCTGCTGAAAGAAAGTGAAGAATCTGAAAGATCAAAAACTATTTTTTGATTTTTTACAAAATTTATAGGAGGATTTATTGGTGATATTGTTCCAGGATATGATGTAGATATATTGATAGTTTCTGGATTTAATTTTGTTGCTTGATAGTAACTATTGGATAATTTTATATTATTTTGATCTACCACAACAACATAATAAATCTGATTATTACTTAATCCCCCCGAAGATATTGTTGCATTGTATATTACTTTTTGTCCATTATAATAATTATGATTATCAATTCTAATCATATCATTAACAGTGTCGATAGAAGAAAAAGATCTAGGATTTATTACTAATCTTCTATTATAATCATTGTACTTAATTATAAATGTAGTACTAATTCCTGGTGTTACCTTAATATCAACAAGATCAAATAATGATAACTCGTGATTTTCTGCAGTAGAAACTGTTGCTAAATTTTTAGTAATGCTTCCAGATAAAATATTATTATTAGATTTAAAACTATGGTTGTTCCCAGTTCCTAAAGAAGTAAAATATAAAATACTACTTTGAATAGTTGATCCTACTGATACTAATGATCCAGTTGATCCTATGCCAACTTTTATCGTGGAGATTCCAATCAAATCATTGGAAATTTTTGTGGCATAAACTATTGATTTATCATTGAGTGTAAATGAAGAGATTCCATTAGTAGATACTGAAATTGGAGAACCACCATTTGTAGAATAAATCAAAGAATCACCTGTAGTTAAATTGTGATCCTTTATATAAATCGATCTAGGAATAATTGTAACTTGCGTAACACCTACACCAGGATTTGAAAAATAAAGAGTACTAACAATTCCTACACCTGAAGTAGTTCCTAAACCAATGGATTCTTTAGGATTAAAGTAAAATTCTCTATTAACATTAAAATTATATGAAGTAGAAATTCCAAATGAAAGTGTAAATTTCCTTGGATTTTCAGTTAAAATACTTCCTGCAGTATATGAAGTTAATCCAACAGTCCCGTTTTGATTACGAAGAACTCTTATTCTGGATGATTGGGAATCAATATTTAATACTTTAACCTGCTCATTATTAATTTGATAAATGTCATTTTCCCTGATTATAGGATAATTTAAATTACCAGAAACGTTAAAATAAGTTATAATTCCTGTATATTGAGCAGAACCTACCCCCGTAGTTAAAGTTAAATTATTTACAACAACTGAAATATTACCTGATTTTTTATATTCATTTTTACCAGTAAATGTAACTAAATCATTGTTAGAATAATTGTGAGGTCTTGTTGAAAATCCAATAAATTCTTGATTTTGTGGATAAAATTCAACATCATTAATAATTGATGAAGCAACACTTATATTTGATACTCTCTTACCCTTAATAGATGAAATCTCTGCTTTAGCACCATACCCTGTTTTATTATTGAAGTTTATTTTTTCTTTTAGTTTATAATTATTACCACCATTTTCTATTTCTATTCTATCAAGACTTCCAATTAAAGTATTTTTTACTACAGAATTTTGTAGTTTGACTTGATTTGGATTAAACAAATATTCATAAGAAGAAATACTATATGGGGCAGTATTTCTTTTCCAATTAGTCTCATTTATATTAACATAATCTTGATTTGAGTTTTTATCAAAATTAAATTCAATTGGTGTTGACTTATACGAATCCCCTATCGCATAAGGAAAAATAGGTCTTCTGTAATTTCTAAAAGGAATGTTTGTTTCGGTGGATTGACTATTAATTGTAGTGAAATAAGCATAAATTCCGTTGGGATATTCTGGAGTTATACCAAATCTTCCATTATGTTCATCCAAATCTCCATTACCATCAAAAACATAATCTTCAATAAAAAATCCACTAGGATAATCTGGCCTCTGTTTCAATTGAACTAAATTACTCAAATCTGTCCTTAAATTATATCCAGGTCTTAAACATCTGACACTTCCGCCATTTTGTGATGAGTATCCATATGGACCATAAATTGGATTTCCATCATAAGCCCATCCAATAATTGGAGAATGAGCATTTGATAATAGTTCTATACCATCAGAATTTTTTTGTAAATCTGGAACATATTTTATAACTCCATCATCAAAAGTAGTTGCCTGGATCAATGATCTTAAACTTCTTGGTGCATATGAATGTGTATATTGAAGTCCATATTCACTATTCAATCCTTTAAATAAAATTCCATCATCTTCAAATATTTGTGGATTGTTTAAATATTTTGAACTTTCAATAAGTCTTTCTACTAAATTAATTTTCCAAGATTTAACATTGACTTCTAATTTTGCACCAGATCCAGGTGAAGTTACTGAAATTGTAGTATCTTCTTGCTTATATCCAATTCCTCCATATATAACTTTAACCTCTGATATACTTCCGTTTGATATAATTGGTGTTAGTATTGCACCAATTCCACTACCATCAACTTTAAGATTTGGTGGAGAGTTATATCCAGTTCCAGGACTTTTAATTAAAACATCAACAATCTGTCCATTAGAAACAACAGGAATCAATTCAATTCCCGATCCAGAATTTAATTGTAACGATGGTTGTCTATTATAATTAAGAATATCGCCAGATCCATAGTTATTTCCACCGGAGCTAACAAATATTGATTGCAACTCTCCTCTGAAAATTGGTTGAATGGATGCTCCGAAATCTTTTCCAGTAAGAGTAGAAATACCCAATCTACCTTTGATTGATACTACAATTTCTGGGTAATTGAATTTATGAATACCACTGCCAATAGAGGATAATTTAACATATTGATTTGTATCATAATAAAATGATGAAGTGATTCCTAATGTAGAAATTCCTACTTGGGATAATCTAAATTCATTGTCATTAATTTTTGTGACATAGTAAGATCTTGATGATGTTAATCCACCAACTGGAGTTCCTGTAGATTCATAAACTACAATTTCTCCAGTTTTATATCCATGATTATTAACTTTAATTGTACTAGATGATGTATTAATTCCTATTGATTCTACTGTAATTAGTTTATTTTGGTAATTTGATCCTCTATTTTCTACAAAAATAGAACCAATTTTTTTCTTCTTATTTTTTGATTTGAATGAATGATTACCTATACCAAAAGATTGTAATTTTATAGTATTAATCCCAGAAACTGCATCTGAGAGTGATTTGTGAAGTTGTATGTTATATCCATCCTTGACTGAAACGAAATATGATGAATTAGTTGATAATCCACCTACAGATGTTTGTGTATTCGTTTGATATATAACTTCTTCAGCATCTCTAAATTTGTGATAGTCTAAAAATTCAATCTGGTTTATTGGATCTAATTTTATTAACCCCGAAGAACTTTCAGAATTAAAAGACTCTATATGTTCAAAAGATATTAAATTTACTTTCGCTGAGGCATCAAATCCATTACCACCTCTAATTTCAATAACTGGTTCTTCAATATAATCAAATCCCGGATCTAAAATATCAATTCTTTCTAATCCACCAATTATTGAGCAATATCCACTTGCTCCAGAACCTAATGTATTTCCTTCATAATCAACATCTACAATAGATAAAATTGGCGGATTAATTATATCATATCCTGATCCAGGTGATGTAGGGAAAATACTTTCAATTGGACCATAGTAGATATTATCTCTTGATTTATAATTGAGAAGTTCTACACCATTAATAAAAATTCCAGTCAATCCTGGAGTAGTTTTATAAATTTTACTATCAGTTTTTGGTTCTGAAATTTTTCTAATTAATTTTTGAGAATCTAGGGTTTGTGTTTCTAAATTATCGTAGGTAAAATCTAATAATTCAAACTTTGCATTTTCAACAGAACCACTTACAGTTATAAAATTTTCATTAAAAATATTATTCTTACTTTTAGATAATTTTACTTCAGTGTCACTTTCTCTTTTTATGAAATAAATTCCAGTTGAAATTCCCAAAGAATTATTTTCTAATGGTTTATATACGATTGCATCTCCTGTATAAAAACCATGATTACCTATATTTAAAGTAGTTCCGTTAAAATTTCCACTAAAAGATACGGAACGATCATTTACCTGCAGAGATTCTTTAGAATAAGATGGTAATGATGAGGATGCAATATAAATGTCCCCATTTTCATCTACATATACATTCTGTACATTTGAAGTATATTGATTTACTGATGGATAATTTTTTGAATTAACTTTAGATACATTTTTTCTCACTTCATAAGTTTGGGTTGTATCTAGAAGTGGTTTTTGAGAACCAAATTGAACAGTGAAGGACGTTTCATTATTAAATGAAACTACGTTTCCAGATTGGTTTACTCCATTAGAAGATATTACTGATACATTATCTCCAACTTTAATTGTATGGATACTCTGCAAATTTATAATATAAGAACGATCAGAAGTATCTACTAGTTGAACAGAAAGTACCTCATATTTTATTGGAAGATTGAAAAACCAATTGTTAGATTTAATATCTTTTAAATCTGCACCTAAAGTTTTTATTTTAATTAAATCTCCATTTGAATAGTAACGAGTATTATCTGGCACTTTTAGTTCTGATAATACACCAAAAATTCTAACTTTTACCTTTTCATTATCATAATTTCCGTAAGTAAGATAATCAAATTTAACTTCTGTGGAAGAAGAAATATCTTGAGAAACGCCACTGCAACCCAAAAATTGGTTTAAAGTTTTTGAAGTATATTGAATTTTTATTGATGTTTCATTTTCAAAATTAACAATTAAATCGCCAGAACTTGGAAAACCAACAGTAGAATCTACTTCTAATGTAGTTGACCCCGAAGACGCATTTGATACAACTTGAGTTTTGGGATGAATTTTAAATTCTCCGTAAACAGTTCCTACTGGTTGTATATCTTTATTATAATCAAAATCTAAACTTATAATATAATAATCTTTAGTTCCTCTTTTAATCTTTTCAACCTTAGTTATTGTTCCCTGAGCAAATCTTACTTCCTCAGAATCATCTTGGAATTGATATAGAGTTCCATTAACCAAATTTTCAGGGTTTCCTTCAATAGACTCTACAACTAAATCTGAAGTAATTCTATACTGAGCATCAGACGGTTGAATTAAATAATCTCTTGGTTTAATTATTTCAACGTCTTCACCATACAATGCACCAAATAAAATTTTGAAAGAGTTATCCGTTCCCTTGGATGAATAAAAATCAATAGATTGTTTTACAAAAATATTTTCATTTAAACCTAAATACAACTCTCTTTCTTCAAATCCGGGAGTAAATTGTTTTTTAATTTTCTTAAAAAATTCTTTAAGAAACAAAATACTTAAATTAGTGACAACTGATGAAGAAAAGTGTTCTTCTGATTGAGTTTCACTAAAACTTAATTCATCCTTTTTATCATGTGAAGTAATACCATTAAATCCTCTCACACAACCTTCAAAAGATGTAGAAGTTTTTGATGTGTATGTGATGATTTCGGAATCAATTAAAAGAAGTCCATAAGAATCTGGAAATCCAGCAGTCCCATAAAAACCATTTTCTGGTTCAAGTTTAACGTTTATTGTTGTATCAAAAAAAGTTACATCTGAAGATAATTCAACAGACTCAACTAGATTTGTCAAATTGTCAAGTTTGATATACTGGTCAATATTTTGCAATAAATCACTTACATTACCTTGATTTTCTAATGAAATATAATATTGAGTTAAAAAATCAGAAACAAGTGGAAATTCCTCTATAACAAATTGTGGGAGTTGATTTTTGATTATGGAGCTGATTTTAATTCTAGTTTCTTTCATATTACTATGGTCTTACAAGGTCCCCGTTAGTGTAACTTGATGTAAATTTATAAGAAGATCCAGATGTATCTGAATTTGAAGAAATTTCATCCAATAACATATTTACAACACTGTTATTAATATCTAGTTGTAAATATAAATCCTGCAATCCAATCACATCATTCGATTTTGGGATTGCAGAAATTTCAATAATCGATTGATTGAATGAAGTTTTGGTAGTTGATGATATATTTAATGGATATAATTTAATTTCACCTTTAACATAATCTATTGTTCCTACATTTTTTCTTACTACAATTGGTTCACTAGAAGATTGTAATTTGAAAAAGAAAATACTTCCAGTAATACCATCAGAATTAGGAGTATCTGACAAATATAAAGTATCATTTATTCCAGAAATAGTGAATCCGGAAGATTTAATGTTATATCCATTTGAATTTTTAATATGAAATTCATTCCCATAACAAATTTCATAGTCAGCAAAAGTATTTAATGCAGTTCTCAAATCACGTCTCATTACAACCTTAGTAATATTTGAGGTGATTGCAGCATTTGAATCATCAATAATTTTTAAATATTTGCTATACTTAAATCTTGCCCCATACTTATTAAGTTCTTTTGAATTAGTATAATTTTTTATGTTAGTTAATATAATATCTTTAAGATAATTTGCATCCGAAGTTAAATTTGAATTGTAATATGCAGTGGTGTCCGTTTCTAAGTATAGGTATTTTAAATCAATGATTTCTGGTACTATTCCTGCAACAGAATATTTTCTTAAAGAAGTCTTAATATTATCTTTAACCTGATTAGATACAAATGGACCATTAATCGGTTTAATACTAATAAAAACTCTTCCATATTTTGGTGGATTTAAATCTTCTCCACCAAAAACACTAATTGATTCCGCCTCTGGATAAATTAAAGGTATAATTGTTTCATAATCAGTTGTGGTTACTGCACGGTTTTGTGATGCATATCTTTTTGGTGCATATTTTCGAATTGAATCTACTGATTCAATTTCTCTTCCACTCTGAGAAGATGAATTTGCAGTAACTAATGAAATTCCTGTAGAAATAACTCTACTATTGTTATCTAAAATTCTTCCATTGAAATTAAATGAAGAAATTCCATTTGCAGATTCTCCATTTGTAACATTATAAGAAACTTCTATATAATTCAAATTATCAAGTTTTTTGCCAAAAACACCATCTCCAAAAATTAGTTCATATCTCTGATCTTCTATTTCTTGAATGAAAAAAATCTTAGAGTCTGAGTTAATTTCAAAAAGATTTTTTGCTAATTTATAAACATTTCTTACTGTGCTTCCCTGAGTAGTTCTCACAAAAACATTGATTGAATCTATGTCAATGTTAGCATTATCTAAAATAAATCTTTGGTTTTGGTTGTTTGCATCTACCGTAAAGTTATTAATGATATAACTGCCTTCATATATGGTTATATTTTCGAATAATGCAATTCCATTTACTACTGGAACTGTAATATCTTGAGGAATAATAAAAGAAAAACTTTGATTGCCGAAAGATACATTAGTCGTACAAACAACACCACTTTTAAGAGTTAGTGTAATTGGATTGGTGGTATATCCAGTTGTATCTACAAAAAATGAAATATTTGCCTTTGAAGCAGAACGAGAATAAGGCACATATCCAATATTTCTAGCCAATGAAACAACATTTTCCCTAAGCGTTGCACTATCAATAAATACCTCATTACTAATCATATTAGCATTATATGAGGAAATATATGTATTGTATGACAACACATCAATAATTGTTGATAAGTTTGACCCTTCAAAATCATAATCAGTAAAGTTTGAATTCGCTCTTAGGTACTCACGAATTGAACTTTTTATTTGATCGAAATCTAAATTTGTAAAATTGACTAATGCCATTTATCTTGTTGGCTGAAGTGCGAATGATAATTGCTGAGGTAGAACATCAATTCCTATAATTCTATAATTTATCGTTACGTTAAACTCATTATTATCATAATTAGGAGATACATCTACGGAAATTAAACTAACTCTTGGTTCATAATTTCTGATTGTATTCTCAATTTCATCTTTAATAATTGATGCTGAAATGTCATCAATATTTTCAAAAAGAGAACGACTTATTTTTGAACCTAAATTTTCATTAAAAAATCGTTCTCCAGGATAAGTAAATACTAAATTTCTAATAGAACGAGCAATAGCACTTTCATTTTGAATAGAAATTAGGTCATAATTAATTGGATTGACCTGAAAGGTCATACTTAGGTCTTTAAACCCTTTACTTACCCGTTCTACAGGCATAAAATTTATAAAATCTACATTATTTATTAGGGTTTTTTGAATTCATATAAAGGTTCTGTTCCATATTCCCAATCATCATAGTCATCATCATTACGAATTTTTGAATGTAGTTCATTTTGAGTCGAGAAATCATGTTTTTTTGGAGTAAGACTGTCATTTGCAATCTCTCTTAGCATTTTTTGTTCCATTTTGCCCCTGATTAGTGAAAATCAGAACTTTTTACGGGGTTGCTATCCCGTGTTTTTATTATATCATAGTCGTTTTCGAGAATTTCTTTCAAATAATCATCATCCCAAAGATCATAATATTCTGTTTTTGATAAACTCTCTCTAAATTTACGTAATTTTTCTGTTGGTTGAGCTAAAATTAAGTTATATTTGCCATTGTTTGTTTTAATTCCTTGAATATAGGTATCGTAAGAACCACAATCTTCAAAAAATTTCCAATTTGTATAGTTTTGATTGTAATAATTAACCCAAAATTGGACAGTATCTAAGTCAAAATGGTCTTCTACAATATAAATGATAACTTGATACCCATCAATTGGTTGTATTTCTTCCGCAGAACATTCTATTATCTTAAATTTTGAATTAGCAGCAAATGGGCAAATAGCAAATCCATTTAACTCTGGATGAATTTTAGATACTTCCTTAATCCAATTTAAGATGTAAAGTTCTTTTTGAGAAAACATAAAAAAAGAGTGCTTATTCTATTTAAGCACTCTAAAAAATATTATTTACCTTGTCCTCGATATCTTTTCTTACGTCCATTACGAGACGTAGCACTTAATAGAGTACGTGAAGAACGCCCCTGACGAGTTTTCTTCGGCGCTCCAGGTTCAAACGAGGTCTTGTTTCCACCTTTAGCCATAAATTACCTCCAATCAAATTACACGAGTTTTTTCATGTCCTACGCGAATGCGAGGATCACACCAGATATCAAAACCTGCCTCTTTTGCATCAAGGCAGAACGAGACATCTTCACCACACATATCCTGAACTGCTCCAGATTCAAAGACTTGCATCTTTGGAGCAAACCAAGGATATTCAAGGTTTTCAAAAACACCCTTCTTAATAAGCACCCAACCAAATCCAGTATAATCTACCGTGAATGGTTTACGACGCTTTGAGATTGATTCTACGGTTTCATGATTCATCACTCCACCATTCTTGCGGAAATCATCTTCCTCCAACCAGTGAGCAACTGAGGTTGTCATGCCATCTTCTGTGGCATACCAACCTGCGACTACTTCGCGCTCCTCTCCTTCAGCAGAAAGAGCAAGGTCACAAAGTTGCCAGAACTTTTCTGTGTTAAAGACAATATCCGAATCAATCCAAAGTTGATAATCATATTCGAGTTTTCCGTCCCAAGGGACTTGTTTTGGTCCACGAAGAACATTTGCCCCAAGACACTTACAACGAGCGAAGTTTACCATTGATGAATAATCTTGAGAAATTTGAATGCTCATACCATTCTGTACGAGATCAAAACAGAGTTGTACGAACGCTTTTAAAAAGATAAAAGAACATCCTCTTCCAGGAAGACAAAAGACAATTGATTTGCCTCTCATTCTTTCTTTAATTGCATCATAGTTCCATCCTTCAGTGGTCTGGACTGGTGCTTTTGCTTTTACTGTAAATCCTTTTGCCATAAGTTAAATTAACCTTCAGATCAATTTTATCGTTCTATTTAGTATTTGTCAATATGAAGAGTTTAAGACTATTTCGGGATTTATTGTTAATTCCTCATAACTTAAATCTTTCTTTGAAATATTCACATTTAAAAACTCAATCATTGTGTGCAACATCTCCCAGGTTTCAGAAAATTTTTCCTCTGAAAGATTGTGATATATGCACTTATTTTTTGCGTATATGTGATATATTTTTTTGGTATTTTTCATAAAAAATTTTTCCGAATTTTTTATTTCGTCACTGCATTATATATCATTACTATCAGAATTCCGAGGGGCACTCCAATAATTCGGAACATTTTTCCAGGATATCGTATTAACCATCCCGCGAAGACAACCTTCCAGAAATTCCAATAGGGGGTTTTTTTCACTTCTTTCTACTCCGGAAAAATTTTATGAGAATGATATTTAGAGGTCGATTTGTCACCTCTGTAGGTTAGGGTAGTTTGGAATTTTATAAACGCGGGGCGGCAACGCCCGATATAAACAATAACAAACAACATAAAATAACTGCTATAACGAATAAAGAACTGATGACGAATAACTATTATTATTCGTCATTCTTTATATTAACTGCCCCGCAAGACGCTGCCTATTAGTATAAAATAACACGAAGATTATATCAACTACCAAAAGTTCGTTAAGTATAATTATATCGAAGACCAGTTCTTTATATCAACTACCAAAAGTTCGTTAAGTATAATTATATCAACGTCCTGATATTTACATTTATCAGGACGACGACATCATAAAAGTGACGCAATTCACGACGAATTAACTATAAAAATCACACTGTTTTATTGTTATACACAACGAACAGTGTGATTCTTATTAACAACACGAATGATATAAAGAAATCACCAATGAACGGAGAGATCTTCTACATAACTCTCCACTGATTCATTCGGTTCTAACTCAAAGAGTTTCTTCCAGTTAATCTGATGAGGATTAAAATCACTCATCACATCAAGTTCCAAAGTAATACGATAACGCTGCTTTTGTGCTGACAGATAAGAATTCATAGGACTGTGGAGGAATTAGAACGAACTAGATTGATTCTAACACTTATGACGCCATCTGTCAAGAACACACATCACGAAAGATAAACACTATAAAACAACCCCTGATAAAAAGATTTTATCAAGAGCAAACACAAACTATTATACACGAATAACTTATAACTATCAACTACTGTTTCGGTCAGAGTGTAAGAATCTGAACGAAGACTTATTAATCACGAATGAAATTGACATTCTTATTATTCAGTGATATGATAATAAGAACTTCTCATACGAAGACTTATTAATCACGAATGAAATTGACATTCTTATAATATGAAATGCTGTATTATAAATTGGCATACGAAACTTATCTAATCACGAATGAATTTCGAATTAGATTGTATAAGTTAATGCTAATTCAAAGATGCTACGAATAGCTATTAATGACGAATCACTTTTATTGTTTCTGAGTGGGGTGCTCAACGATTTTATTGCGCCGGAGACCGCGTACTAACTCCCTCTTTTTATGATATTCAGTTGATTATAACCATTTTCTTCTGTCAGATTGTTACCTTATGGTCCCGTAGGATAAGTTCAAGAGCTGCTCTTTGAATCAAATAGTTAAGGTTATTTATACATCTTTTTTCGCATTTTGAATTGCTGTTATAAAACTCTCACAAAACATAAAATTCATGCTATCAGGTACTCTGACCCCTACAAGTGATTTCAATACCCTTACAGAGGCATATAAGTATCTCTCACAGTGCTTGGGAATTCTTATTGTTTTGGTGTGAGTACATCTTCCCTCCCTCACACCGCCCTATAAGTCTACACCCGATTCTGTGAGACTCACAAGACAATGTGCCAGTTTCTGAAGTGTCTAAGTCTTGTGAGTCTTATGTATGAGTATAAAGAAATAGCACAGAATTGGCGTTCTGTGCTATTCTGATGCGTTTTTGCTGTTTTATAACAATATCACAGAAGTGTTATATTGTTATACTGTGGCGGTTTTTTGAGTGTCCTGGGGGTATTGACAAATGCGCGGAGATGTGATAGACTGCGGGCCAAGATCACAAGGTCCTGACACATTTATAAGTACATTTACAAATACAAAAAAGACTTATAAACACCTTATTGAACATCAAATTGTCAGCAAATCAAAACACTCATATATGTTTTTTTAACCATTTTTTAATATAACGTTATCATTATACTTACATAAACTCTTGAATAAGATAATCAACAGTAATCTCTAGTTCTGCTGCTTTTTGTTCCATCTCCATTGCATGTTCGTCAGCAAACTCATCGTTCTCGTGCTGACAGAAAAGATCAAGTGTTGACTCGTTCATTTGATTTGATAAATTGCTTGAAGAATAATCATCAGTTCATTACCATCTTGTGCTTTAGACAATAGATGGTAGATTTCCTTTCTTTTCATTTAGAGAAGAGTTGTTGTACTTGATCGAAGTCTTTACATTGTGCTGCTTGAATTGCTTTTGTCATTGAATAAGTTACATAACCACAACGATGTTGAGCATTACAAATTGCATAAGCAGGTTGTTTAGTATGAATGTCGAATGTGGTTTTAATCAGCATTTTGTTTGTTTGTTGGGGAGTTAAGAATCAGACTTGAGAAAGTGCATCTTTCTTCTGTCGGGGATTTTGCACTCGCTTTACCCAGGAAGATTTGCGATTGCGAACTTGAGAAGGAAGTTTAGTCTTGCTGCTCTGAACTTCATTCACAAGTTCAATGAAAGAAATAAAGAACTGGCGCTCCATGCGTTGGGCAGTGGTCATCTCTCATCCCTGAACTTCGTTCATCATACCACGGCAGAGGGCGCTGTGCTCTTTTAGTGTGCCAGTGCTACAAGTGGCACAAGGGGTATGCGACTCGACGTGGGACAGATGCAGAAACCTGCGAAACAGTTGAGATTCATTTTCCAACTCATCATCGGATAATGTACTCATGAAACTCAAAACTTCAGTCATTTCACTTCACTCCAAGCAGTTCTTTCTCTTCATCAGTCAAACGAGCAATCAGTTCTTTACGCTTTTGTGCTTTGATTTTCTTCTGTTCTTCTACTTCAAGTTTTTCATCTAAGATTCTATTCATCGCATCAAAATCATAAAATTGCGTCCCTTTGATTACACTATCCCACGAAGATTCACCTACATTGCTGATGAAAACACCCTGATCGTGCCAGTCATTATCATCATACCAATCATGACGCATGATGATTGCATAACCTTCATCAGTTTGACGGAAGGTTACATCAATAATACCAAGTTTCTGTGCTTTGGTGAGAAAATCAAGCAGGTCAGTTGCAGTAATCATTTCACTTCTCCACAAACTTCAGGATTTGCATTACAAATCTTATCTGCTCTTTGTTCTTGATATTCATTCACAGTTGCAAGTGCGTTCATACCAAGATGAAGTGAAATGAAAATAACAAAAAGAGAAAGAAATCGCATTGTAGAAAAAATCAGAGTTGAGACAGTACCCACATCATCGCAGACACTTCCTGTTTCGTATTCCATCCACTTACATCATCAGTCATATGATTATTCGGTCGAATGATTGCAACCTCATATGTTTCATTTGCAAGATTACCATACAATCCACATCCTGCAGGTCCAGAAACTACAGAAATCTCCCAACCATTACTGAACTTATATGTACCATGAACCGCACCAGGAAGATTGTGCGCTTGAAAAATAAGTTGATCGAACATTGTTTCAGTTGGTAAAGGAAATAAAGAACTCAACCCAGACGTTTGGCACAAATAGGACCAATTCCCATCTGAACAGAAAGAGGATCACTCAACTTGCGAGCACAAATCGAACAAGACCCAGTTTCATGACCATAAATCTTTGCAAGTTGCAGAAGATTATCATTGGCATCTTCCAGAAGATTCATTACATCTTCCGAAGCATTACCAATCAGATCACCAGTGGAAGTGATTTTAGCAACATATTGGTTGTTTTCATAAACATAAACACAACCAAAGTTTTGTCCTTTGTTCACTGTGGAAAGAGTGATTCCAGGCAGTCGAACTTGAAACTTCGTTGCGCGATAAGCACCTGCATCATACATCTTGTTCACCAGTTGCTTGTAAGGACCAAATACAACAGGAGTTTCAGAATCAATCAGATCCTGAGTGGCAAGATAATGAATCCAGGATTCTTGCGAAACAGTCAGTTTCTTCTTCGACAGAAGATCATCCACAAAAGTATTGAACTTCACATTCATAGAGAGATATGATTTCGCATCGGAGAGAGTATCAAACTTGCTCTCAAAGTTGATTTCTTGACCTTTCTTGGTGATGGTGAAAGTCTGAGTCATCTGAGAAAGAATAAAGAATGGGACTTGCGTGGGACTCGCTCCTCCCACTCTTTAATAATACCACACTTTGGGGTCTGTGCTCATTTAGTGTGCCACCAGTACAAGTGGCACATGGGGTATGAAACTCAACTTGAGATTCGTTGAATCAAATCTTCAAGTTGTCCTTCATCCTTATACCATTCTTGATCTTGCAATGCACACAATCCTTTCCGAATCAGTTGCATATCATCATATGAAAACTGATGCGGGACATATAGGTTTTCAATCTGCACCAGAATGTCAGAAACATCATCCTCAGTCAGATGTCCCAATACATCACTGGTGATTGGAGTATCATAAACAATACTCCAACGAGATTCATCACCTTTAATTACCGCAAGTTCATACAATCCATTCTCGTTACCATAAGAATGAGAATGTCGCACAACAGATGCACCATAACCATTCGGAAAGAATTGAAGTGCTTGAACTCCGTTAAGGTGGTCAATAGATTGAAAGTTAAGATCAGAAAAGTTCATTTTCAGGAGTTGGTGAGTTGAAAATTCAGTGCGTACTTAACCAGTTCTTCGCGGTTATTTTTATATTCCAAAATCAAGTCAATGATGTGGTTTGTATCCTCATCATCAACTTCATATTCATTCTCAGATTGTGCGATTACACGGAAGATTTGCACAATCTCAAAATCATTGGGAAACAGAACGTTTCGGTGATTATCAATTTCAATAAAATCATCCACTACCTCAGCAGAAAGTTTCAGTGGAATATCAGGAGAAAGCATACCCAACGTCGCAAGACGTTCAGCAGCACCAATAACCCACATCACTTTGCACTCATCAACAGTCAGTTTGCTTTTCATTGTATCAGGAATAAGGGGAAAAAAGAAAAGGAGTGTTTAACTCACACTCCGCAGAGTTGTTTGGTCACAGAACCAGATGCTTGGCGATTCAGTGAAACACCAGCACCAACATTGGAACCAGCATAAGCACCAGCACCATTCGCGCCATTCATTTTCTTAGCGCGACCAAATCGCATTGTGGAGAGTTTCTTATCCACTGCCTCAGCATCATCGTGAACTCGTCCCTCTTCACGCTTCATTTCCTGAAGTCGCAGAGAAACTTTTTCAGCAAATGCTTTGCGGAAGTTAATCTTGAAACTGCGAGAGACAGTAGCACCAGTCAGAGAAGCAAGAACTTTCTCTGCTTTATGTGCAACTTCTGCTTCTTTCTCCATCACCTGCACCAGGTAATCATAATAGAGACGAACTTGGATTTGTTGTCCCTCACTACCAATTACCTGAAGAGATTTAGTATCACCATTCTTCAGATATGCTTTCGCATCATAGAAGTTTGCAACAGCATTAAGAAGAAGACTCAGAGCAGCATTAACACGCTTGAAAGAAAGGAACTCCTCATCAACAACTTGAGTTTCAGTTGCTTCGGTGAGAGTTACATTATACTGCTTGCAAAGTTTATCAATCATTGCAGCAGCAGCAGATGCTTCACCATCAAACGTGGTGTTTTCTTGCAGTTTCAGAATGGACTGAATCTTTGCAATAACTTGGGCGCGATCCATTGCGTTTGTCTGAAGTTCCTTCAGTATAGCAGGGCAGGGGGGCGTTTGGGCGATATAATGGACAGTGCTACAACTGGCACAGTCTCACACTGGACTCAGCGATCAGTGGTGATAATATCAGCAACAGCATAAAGTGTATTTGCAGTTGCAACTCTCACACTTGGAGAGAAAATAAATGCAACTGCAAAGATGAGAACAATAACCTTCATTCGATCAGGTTTCTTAAACGAAAGAGTTTTAGTTCTCATCAAGCAAAAATCACACAGAGTTTCTTAAAGTCATATGAACCATCATTTGCTTCTTGCGCTTCATAAACGAAGACATTTTCACCATCAAGAGTGGAACTCCAGTCAAGTGCCTCCTCTTTTGCTTCATCAAGATCATCAAACCATTCTGCATCACAGAGAGGATAAGATGCGGGACAGGTGAGAAACATTGTGAAAAAGAATAAAGTTACCACAGAGGGGAGAATAAATCTCCCCCCAAATTAAACTCAGACCGCCGCCATGTAAGCAGCGATTTCATCATCATTCTCAGGGCAATCTGCGATTCCCAGTTGCTCGCAAACATACTCACGAGTGAGTTCAACTTGCTCAGGAACCAGGACATTCAGAATGTCAAGAATCTGAGTACCAGTAGCACCTTTGCGGAGCATACCGAACATCACATCCTTGGAGAAATCAACAGCAACAGCAGTCATTTTAATGAAAGTAAGTTGGACGTTTGAGGCGGGGCGTGACTCCCTCCACCCTTTAATAATACCACACTTTGGGGTCTGTGCTCTTTTAGTGTGCCACTAGAACAAGTGGCACATGGTATCATTGGACTCAGCGAATCTCAGGAGAGAATGTGGCGATAATCAATGGATTTGATACACCAACCTGTAGCAGAAGTAATTTCTTCTACCAGATCATCTTCATCATCTGCCTCCCAGATTTGACCGATTGTTTCATCAATGATTTTCTCTTGTCGTGAAGGTTGGAGTTCATACTCACCATCATCAGTGGTGAAATCAAACTCAATTTCGGTGACTTGAAATTGCATAATCAGAAGTTGCGATCAAAAACAAAACCATCGTTAAAGATAAAATCGTGCCGCAGGTTACGTTCCCAAGTCGCTTCCCAGTCAATTACAATAAAATCGGGAAGGTTTATATCAAAGCAATCATTCACAAAAGATTCTGCAAAATCTGCTTCAGATTCCCATTGACCGTGGTAAGCATCCTCAAAGTTTTCAAGACACTCAAAACCAAACTCTTCAACAAAAGCATCTACGGCATCATAAGAATGATCGTCGCCTAGTTGAACATAAGTTTCATAATACTCAACAAGGTTATCTTCACCGTGATTTTCAATGAACTCATAAATGTCCGCATCGTGGTAGTTATCTTCAATCAAATGAGTAATAAAATCTTCAGTTTCAATTTTCAGAGTCATTTGAGTTTGAGTCATTTTGGGATTAGGTAAAGAAATCATTAAGAATTTAGAGACTAAACTTCCTCATCCAGAAGTTCGGGGTAATACTCACTCACTTCAGAGATAAGTTCATCATCGCTATAACTGGAAAGGTTTTCTTCCAGTTGGTCGCCAACAATCCGCATCAAATCCTTGGTGCTCATATTATCAAGAATCCGATCAACGTATTCAGAAATCAGTTGCTCGCGATTAAAAGTCATCAGTCCTTTGCTTGTGTTCTTGTATTATAGGGCATCTGCCGCCCCTTTGGGGGTTTAGTGTGCCAGTTCATCATCTGGCACAATCTCTAACCAAGAATGGGGCAACCTCTCCGACCATTCATCAAACTTTGCATCAGCATCTTCATAAGAATCAAAAGTTTCTACAACCTCTTTATATCCATCCTCATAAGGATGGATATTTACAATGTGATAACTCACCACACACCTCGCTGAATGTGAATCTTGCGGATTTCGTTGAAAATAAACTCTTTGAGTTTAGAATCAGTTGCATTGTCGTATGCAACATAAAGACGATTCAGATAATCATTCTGAGTCGCACACTTGACCACTTTAACACTCGTCACACCAAGTTCTTTGAGGGGAGACCCTGCGGACACCTTGCTTTTGCCAAAGTTTCCAGTTACATTACCTTGAGTGCGAAGTTTGGGTTTAATCTTGGAAAGGTTGGAGTAAGTCATTTCGCAGAATCCTGATAGATTTCCATACCCTTACGGAGACGGATTGCATCATCAATCATCTCACCAACCTGTTCATAAATGTAGGAAGAACCACCTACATCACAGAGCACATCTTCAGTGAGAACTTTAGAGAAATGCACTTCATTATCATTATCATCAAACTCAAAGACATCCTCTCCAGTATATACAAAAGCAGCACAACCTGCGTCTTCACCTTGTTGTTCAATCAGTTGGTTGATTGAGTCACGGAGTTGAGAAAGAGTGCGGTACATCAATTGTCTCCGAAGTTGTTGGTGAGGAAGTCTTCAAGTTCGATGAGTTTGCTGTCACTTAGAGAGACAATGTACTCATCGACAATCATAGCGAGCAGGTCATGATCTTCCCTGCATTTTGCATACAAGAAATCAAACAGTTGAATCTTTTTGTAGTAAAGTTTAGTGAGTTCAGTGTCAGTCATAATCAAGCAAAAGTGTATTGGAAGAACAGAGAATCAACTAGGCGGTTGCTATTCAGTTTGACCCAACGATAAACTTTAGGAGTAGCAATCACAACAGCAGCGATAAAGTCAATCACATTCACAACAATGCGAATTGTATTGACTTGGACGGTCTCACCATTATCATCCCACCACAGTTGAAATGCAGTCCAAAGATATGAAACAACACCAACCACAACAGCAGCAATAGTGGCAGAATAGAAAATCACATTATCACCGAACTTCACATAATCAAACTCTTTGACTTTATTGACGAGAGCATCAACAGGAGGGAAAGATTCAGTCAGTTGCATTGTTGTAGAGAATAAAGATTTTGTGTGTGGAGGGGAAAGAGTTGCTGTCTCTTCCCTTTGCCTTACCCCAATTCACAACCCGAAGAGAACGGGCAAGGGTAATTCCGATTTTTCACAACCATAGTTACTAGCTAGGTAACGGAAGTGTTTTTCATATCAGGCAACAACTCTGCCCTCCACCCTTTAATAATACCACACTTTGGGGTCTGTGCTCTTTTAGTGTGCCACTAGAACAAGTGGCACATCGTATAATCAATTCACGGCAAGAACAAGATTGGCAACTCGATTTTCTGGCACAAACTCCTGCAGTTTATCAAAGATACGCTGAAACTGATTCTGCATATCAAAGTAATACATTGCAAGTTGTGCATTACCTTCATTCTCTGCTTGAGAAAGTTTAACTTCAAGAGCAGAGATAATGTCTAGCAACTCACCAGACGTAAAAGAAATGGAAGTCATTGAATGTCAAAAATTTCGAACAGTTCTCGTTGCGTTTGAGTGAATAACGTATCTTCCGGAGGATAATTGTACTTCTCATTCTCAAACTCCTTGTAGAAGTAGAGAATGTCACGGAGAGCATTAAGTTGCTTCTCGTTCAGCAATTCTTCAGTCATCAGAACTTTATCAAGCAGGGTTTGCATCAGTAATCACTACCATCATTTTTACAACGCTCAATCCAATAAGCATAACATGCAAAAGTGTTCGGATGATCTTTGCATACACGATAGAAGTTGTAGGCATACTTCACCCGATTCTCAGGCACCTTCAGGTGGGGAATGTTAGACTGATGTGGAATGTAAGACATCGGGGGACTCCCTCAACCATACAAGTATAATAGCACAGTCAGGGCGCTGTGCTCATTTACTGTGCCACCTCTACAAGTGGCACACGTATAAAGGACCATACTTTCCAAAAATAGAATTAAACCTTTCAATACGGCTACCCAAATAAACGATTGCAGACTGAAAGGGAGCAGCACCTTTACCTGAACCAAACTTCAATCTACGATTCACCGCAATCCAAGGATAAGAACTCACAGAGTTCCACCATTTTGTTGATACATCCAACTTAATCAACAAAATCATTTCTTTACTATTTCCACATTCATATTGCTTAACTGCATACGGAACCCATTCTTTACTATTACTGTAGGGATGATTCATAAACACAGAATCTGCAATCCAGTCGTGTGCTAATCCATTTGTTTTTTCAGTATAAATTCTTTTTGCAGGAACATTTGGATTTTCACTATCATTAGAACAAGGGTCCAAATCCAAAGAACCATCAAAAAAACAAATTACATCAGCAACAAATGAAACTGGAGTATTCCAACAATCAGTTCTATTTCCTGTAGATGCAGTAAGTGCTTTAATTGCAGATGATGCCATTTTGATTACTTTGTAGATATTTTTCGATAAACTGTTCGTGAGAGATAATACTAACATTTGGATAGATTTGTTTCATATCCATCTGAAATTCTTCACTAAGATAATATTTTTTCCATTTCCACGCTTTATCTGGACCTGCCAAAACAATAGTGGCAGATTCATACTTATGATCGATTACTGCGTGCTGTAATTTCATCACCTCAAATGGTATTTTTTCTTCTGCCGTCCCCTGAACTCTTTGATATTTAAGACTCAACAGTTCATTATTATTCAGTAGAATATCAACATAATGCCTTCCACCATTACGCTTAAGTCCCACATTAACTTGTGATTGAACTTTATGATTACTAAATTGTTCTAAAAGGTTATGAACTTCTTTTTCATAAGAAGTTCCCGTTGTAGTATCACGAGAAGCAGTGGTTGACATAGTTCAATCAATTACAAGGTAATTGTAGCACAGATTAGATTATATGTGAAGAAGACTGTGCCACTTGTAGAGGTGGCACAGTTTCACACTAGACTCATCTTAGATTGTTTATGTATTTGCGGAGCAAGTGCTTCCCTTTTTCAGTGTCAAACTTTTCATCAAACACTTCCATAAGTTCTAACACAAGGTCCGCATAAACAACAGGAACTCGTATGTGTTTAGTGTCTCCTGATTGAGGAAACTTCTTTGTGAATGGCATTATTAAGTTATGATTGATTAGTATGATTTATGCAACAAAATCACCACGCTCAAACACAGCATCCACAACATTCTGAAGTTGCTTAGCAATCTTATCACCGTAGTTGTTATTCACAGGAATCACAATCTTACCGTAGGATTTCTTATACATCTGATAGCAACCAGCAGGAATCTTACCGTCTTGAATTGCTTTACGATCATCGCGGTGCATACGCACAACACGACCAATCGTTTGACACATTTCAATCGCAGGCAGATTACGCAGCATAATGCAATGCGTCAGACCATGTACGTTAATGCCTTCGGAAAGAATGGAGTAATGAAACACGATCATCTTTTGATCAGGGTCATTTCCATACTCATTGAGAAGATCAAAGAACTTCTCACGCGACACCTTGCGATTATTCACATAAGCACCGTGCTTTGCAGTAATATGAAACGTTGCATATCCCATATCCTGCAGTTGATCCAGCAAATCACTCTCAGTAAACATATTCCAGATTACTTTGGTGCTCGGGGAAGCAACAAGAACCTTTGGTGTGATGTCATCATCAATCTCTTGAAGAATACCAATGATGTTCTCACAATCTACAAAGTGGGCATTTTCCTTAGTACGAACCGTTTGAGATTCATAAGGAATCACCTGAGGAGGAATGATGCAACCCTCACCAACCAGTTCCTTTGCAGGAATAGAAACAATCTTGTTCCCATACACATTGGTGTTATTCATCGACTCAACACCATTACTATACTTTGGGGTTGCAGTGAAGAAATAAGCACTCTCTGCAATCTGAGAAGTGTGTGCGATACCAACAAAGTTGGACTTCTTCACACAATGATGGGCTTCATCAAAATACACCACATCCAGATTGATTTCTGCTTCATTCACACGACCAATAGAGTTGTAAGTCGTGAAGATAAAATGATGCTTACCACTTCCGATTGCAGTGTCATTGTACTCTGCAATATCAGCAGGGCGAGTAGAAGAAGGATGATGAGTTTCTCCACTATGAACATGAGCATAAGCAATGTTCAGACCCTTCATATATTCCTCAAACTCACTGCAAAGTTGATTCGCAAGAAGAATCTTAGGTGCAACAACAACAAACGTCATCGGTTCCGTTGCATTGATGACACGTTGCTTTGCATCCTCCATCATCACAACAGTCTTCCCACCACCAGTAGGAATAAAGCAGCAACCTTTGCTATTCTGCTTGATCGCCTCAAGAGCACGTTGTTGATAAGAGTAGAAGTTCACAGGCATCAGATTCAATACAAGTATTGTAGCACCCCTCCCATGAGTTTGGGAAGGATGCTGGACGGTTTCACAAGTGGCACAAGGACTATATTTTAGAACTCAATATCCCAATCTTTATCATTATGAATATTCACCCAAAAATGATACTTACCATTCATTGAAGTGGCAAATACTTTATCACCTTTGTTCTGTTCAATAATGACTTCCTCAATGGAGTTCATTACATTACAAAAGCGATTCTTTGCTTTCTTGGACTTGGGAAAAACAAATGCGGTTTCCATCAGAATACAATCGGGTCAAGGGTAGGTTCAGCAAATCCAAACTCAGTGTTGGAGACTTTCACAAACTCATCAGTGCCAGAGACTTGCTTATAGCAGGTCAAACTGCCGTTAAGGTTCTTAGAAGTCTCTACACTATTTTCATCAACCTCCACAAAGGTATTATACTCATCTTCAGATACCTTGTCAACCTCATTGAAGATAATGAGATTGACACAAGCATCCTTTGCTTCTTTGAGTGTTTTTGTAACGTGTTGAGGAGTGCATACGACATCATCAACAATCCATTTAGATGCTGATGCTTTCCTAATAAATCCAACAGTGTTAGAGTTCTTCTGGACTTCGTAGATACCAGCAGAAACACGAGGAAAAGTGAAAGGCATTAAAGTAAAAGAAAGGAATGTTGTGGGTGGTGCTTCATCCACTCTTTAATAATACCACGTTTGTAGCACCGTGCTCTTTTAGTGTGCCAGTGCTACAACTGGCACACAGAGATAACTTATGCTACCTTATACTTTTCAATTAGATCGGCAATCTCATTGAATGATACTCCATTATCGTTTAGATCTATAAGTTCTACTACATCGTTGTCAATGTGAACATGAGGATTCGGATCATTAAGTCCTGCCCACAATTTCACTGTATTGGGAAGAGTTTCCAATTCTCCATCAAAATAAAACTCATCAGAAAGGTCAATTTTGGTCACTTCGTTCTCGGGAATGTCATAAGATTCACCAAGATTAGAATTATATCGGTGAACATCCCATTGCTCATTATGTTCTTGTGCATAGAGATCACAAAGAACACCAAGGCAACAGTAACCTTGAGTTGATCTAAGAGCACCTGTATCTTGTGAGTATTTGCCACTCCGAAGAGCAGCAACCCATTGTTGTTTAACTTGGGAATTCATAATTAAAAAGAAGAAAGAACTTGAAATTGTGTTTTCATAGTGCTGAGGTCTTTGTAGATAGACTCTGCACCTTCAAGAGACATATTAGGACGCAATCCTTCCTTACATTCACTAATCCTTTTATTCCATTTATACATCGCATCTTGAAGTGCCCAATACAGAGTCTCAAACTCTTGATTAGTAATTTCGATAGTTTTCATAATCAATAAAGAGGTTGGGATTTGATTTCTTTCCACTCTCGTGGATAGATTTCATTAGCAATCTTGTCGTTCAGTTTAACACAGTTGAGAGGTTTAATGTTGCTTCTACGTTGAAACTTCTCAACAGTTCCATCCGCAAACTCAACTCTGATGTTGTAGAGCATAATCAATTTGCAAAAATGTCAATGTCAGGAATACGGGCAAGAACGTGCCTAAGTTGAAGTCTCAAATCATCAACCGCAGGACTATCAACATCCTGCCAGGCAGAGGCACTTTGCAGAACACAAAAGAGAGAATGTGCTTGCCTTGAAGTGAGTGAGAAGGAGACAATATCTCCATCAAGTTGAACAGTGTTAGTCATAATCAAACAGCAACAGAGAACTCAGGAAGAATACAGAAAGAGTTGCACCAAGTACGAACCCATTGCAAAGTATCTGCGTAGCAACGTGGTTCAGATACTACCATACTCGCATCCTTACGAGGATTGTAAGCAACAGCAACATATTTGTAGCAATCAGGGGATTCTTCAATCTCTTGAATCCACATTTGATTTACACGACCATCTTGCCAGTCCCAACGTGAAACCGTGTAGTGGAAGACATCAAGAATCATCAGGTCTCCTTTGCTTGTGTCCCTGTATTGTAGGGCATCTGGGGGGTCTGTGGGGGTTTAGTGTGCCACCTCTACAAGTGGCACATGGGTATCATTTATGATAAAGTCCTGTAGTGAAGAAGATTTTATCCATAATGCACATAGAAAGTTCAAAGAGGACTTCATCATCAATCTGTCCCATTTTATTCACAACAGCATCAGGGATAATCTCATTCATAAACAAAACATATCTTTCATCACTGTTAATGTAGTCGATTACTTCAGGTGCAAGAGCAGATGCAAGTTTGTTGTACGTATTGTTTGAAAGAGTCATTTCATTCACCCCTCCGAATATTATCCCCAACATAATATAACAAGTCAAGAACAACCGCAATAGGCACACACCACCAGATATTCAATCCTGTGAGGAGATGAACTCCAAACACCAAAACAAACATAAGTGGAAACTGAAACGGAAAGGCAAATAGAGTATTTTTAAGTCTCATTCTAGTTGGTTTGGTTGCTTATGAGAGTATTATAGGGCATCAGGTGTCACTGTACTCTTTTAGTGTGCCACCTCTACAAGTGACACATCGTTTAATTTTATATTTTCTACATTTATGACATTTTTATGTTTTTTTCTATTTTTCTTAGATATTTGTACTATATGAGACCTATTATAATTGTTTTCTTTACACCAATTTGCTAACCCACAAAGAATAATTGTTTTACCATCACTAAAAGTGATTTTCCATAATTTAGATTTTCCATTTTTAAATCCTTTATTATTCTTATTTTTTTCAGAAATTCTTTTTTTATGCTCTTCAGTAAGAGGTTTTTTGTATTGTGGGTGATTTTTGCCTTTTATTGCCTCACTAATATTTTTTCTATGCTCTTCAGTAAATTTTATATTTCTGCGTCTATTACTAATATTTCTTTTTTGTTCTTCACTAAAAAGACGACCACTTGTTCCTTCTCCACCATTAGTTCTATTATGGAGAATACCAGTTCCTAAATCTTTTCTTCCAAGCACAGCAATCATATAGATTTCGTGCTTAAATGCTTCTTCTTCGGTTAAGTTTTGTTTTAAAAATATTATTCTGGTTTTATCGTTTGGTGGATTTGTTGTTTTTCTATTTGTAGAGTAAATCCTATTTTTTTGACCTTTGCCAATATAATAAGGAGTTTTATCCTTACGCAAATATGCGTAGGTATAAAATCGGTTAGGATTTACCATAACTGCTCTTTAGTTGACTGACTTAAGTATTTATACAAGAAAAGGGCATCTCTGCCCTCCTCTACCTGTAGAGATGTCAGTCAACTTCAGGCAGTATTATTTAGAGGTACTTTTTCTTCAAACTTTTTACTCTTTTCTTTGCTTGCCTAAGTGCTTGAGGTTTTAATTTTCTTTTTTGTTCTTTTTTGCTATGATGTTGCCAATTTGGGGTGTTCATTGTTCTAATGTTTACAGTATTCCCAAGGGGAGTTGAACCCCTGTTTTCTCCGTGAAAGGGAGGTGTCCTAACCACTAGACGATGGGAACAAGAAAGGGGCATTACCCCTTTATATTTAATCAGACAGCAACTACATCTTCATCTTCAACCTCAACCACATCCTCATCCGATTGATAGTTCTCAATCACGGTGGCATCATAGTTATCGAGTGCCTCAATCAGTTCAGCACCAGTTTCCGCATTGGTGATATTCAGAATCAGTTGAGACCCAGCAGGGTTAGTATCAACAATCTCAGCAGCAAGAGCAAGCAGTTTAACAGACATAATGAAAAAGAAAGGAGAATGAATGAAAAAGGAGAACTTTAGGGCAACTACCATTCCCAGATGAGTTAATAACTCAAAGAGTAATCAACTTCAAGGTCATAATCAGGAACCTCAAAGTCACTCAAGAGTTCCACATAGTCTTCATAATCAACACCAAGATACTTGGCAAAGTCTTCATAATCATCGTGAAGCATTAGATTATCAGAAATCATTGAAACCTCCTTGACTCGATGAATACATCATAGCACGTCCATGGTGCCGTGGGAAGAGTGATGTGCCAGTTGTTAAAGTGGCACAGTCTCATCATTCACTCCTCATTCTCAACATAAACTTCAGGACTATCATTCACACTCGAAGTCTTCACCCGAACATTGTAAGGACTGTTGAAGAAACGACGGAAAGCAGTAACCACAATAACAAGCGTCGAAACAACACCAACAAGACCAATGAAGGTAACAGCATCACCCGAGAAACTGTAAGTATCAACCATTAAACCTGAACCCGTCCTTGACTTAACTACTCTAGTAGTATAGCACCGCTGAGGTGCTGGGTGGGGGTGTCTGTGCCAGTTCCAGAAGTGTCCTCAGCGTGACTGTAACTCTCTCTTAATTTCAGCTTTAAGTTGTTCTTTTTCTTGTCTTTTTTTAAGATTTCTTTTTACTTTTGCTTGATATTCTGCTACCTTTTCTTTATTTGCTTGCATTTGAGAAAGTTGTCTTTGGCGTAGTCTCTGTCTTCTTGCTTCAATATCCTCTTTGATTTTTACTGATTTCTTTACAAGTTTCTTTACAGAACCACCACCACCAACTCCACCTTGCTTCTTCAATACTTTTTCAACTTTCTTTTCAGAACCAAGAGGTCCAGATGGTCCTTCATATGGTGCAAGAGTATAAGTCTTTACTCCATATTCATCTACACTATAAGTTCCCGGAACTGCATTTGGCGGAGTAGCAGTTTTCTTCTCACAAATTAACAGAAACTCTTTAAAGGTAATCATCTTACTCTAGAACTATCAGTTATAATACTCTCTCTCCAATCCTCACTCATATTCACCATAATAACTTCTGCTGCTTCTGGTGTTTCAGCATATCCTTCATCAAGTAAGTGTGAGAGGATGATGTCGTAGTAATCATAACTTTCTACACTTACACCCCTTTTTCTTTGTCTTTCAAGTTTTTTACCCTTTGGCATTCCACCAGGACCTTCGGGTTTATCTGGATTTTCTTCTCTTTCACTATCTCTTCTTATATCCCTAATATCCTGCGTCATTCCAGTCCTCATAGAAGGATGTTGTGTTGGAGGAGTAGGTCTTTTTCTTGGTCTTTCTTTACCAAATCCAGTTTCCTGATTTGATTGTCTTACAGCAAGACCTGCTTTATATTGCTTTCTTCTTTGTGGTGTTATTTCTTCATCAAGTTGATTACTAACAACTTCCATATATGCTTCTTGAAGATTGCGAAGTTCTTGTGCGTCCATTTTTACCAATACTTTTTAGTTATTTATATTTACTCATACTCAAAATATTTATTTACTCTTCTGGATGGAGTTTCATATTCAGAAACTGTAGAAGTATTGATAATACACTTTACTGGTTTTGATTCTGCTGGAATGATATGAGTTCTTACTGCATTAAAAATAATAAAACAGTTAGTAATAAAAATAGACAAAAACATCAAAAGACGAATAAGAGCAATCTTATCGGCTTCCCTATCATCATTACCCTCTTTACTACCTAGAGATTTTGCAATCAGTCTCCACATAGTCTTAACTTTCATAGACACACGTTCTTGATTTTATGTATGTTAGTTCTTTCCATTGCTCCTGATAACAAATCACAAGCAATCGTTCATTTCTATGTAGAGAACAGTGTTGATAGTTAATATGGTCTTTGGGGCGAACTACAACTTCAATCGTAATGTATTCTTTACACTTGAAATACACCCACCCATTAACGTTTTTCTTCCATTCTACGAAATCGTTGATTTGAGGTTCATAGGACATAGAATACTAATCAATTCAATATCTACTTATCAAACTTTTCTAGGAACTCATCAATCTTTCTGATTTTTTCTGTGTAGTCTGCAATCAAGTCTGCATGTGGATAGTTATAATATTCTGGACGTTTCATACAATCAAGCAGATGTTGCTTAACTGCTTTCTGAATATCGCATTCAATTTGAATACCACTCATTAGGAAGGAAGAGTCATAGGTGGATTTGCTTGTGTTCTTGTATTATAGGGCATCTGGCGCCCCTTTGGGGGTTTAGGGTGCCAGTTCCTCAAGTGTCCAGAAGTGCCTTGAGTGCCTTGAGGGTATCTTTGTATTTCTTCAGTTCTTCCTCAAGTTGTTGAATCTTGAGGTCTTTATCATCTTGAGGTTCTTCTTTCTTCTCAAGAATGGTTCCTTTTACATTAGCACCCTCAAGGTCAGCACACTGAAGGTCAGCAC